TCTATTTCGTAGATCACCAGTATTAATTTTTGGTTTATATTTAAATGGTTGCATCTTCTTCACCCAATTCAGATAATGCGTTAGCCATGGCCAAGTTATTAATTTCAGTCAAGAAGTTTCTTTTGAAGTATTCAGCAGCATCATTATAAACATAACGAGAACGCTCAAAAACCAATTCTTTGAACACTTCATCTGTTTCAATGTCATAATCTCCACACATTGAAAGTAGTGTTTTTAAAGATGCAGTAAGGATGCGCGTTAAATTCGCATCCTCATCTCCCTCTAAATGCATTCGTTCTTTAAATTCGTTTAAGATGTCTTCGGTAATCATTTAGATCACCCCTTTTAATCTTCTGGCTCGGGTTCTGTAACATTAACGATCGCTGTATCAGATTTATCCCCAGCGCTTACAGTAATCGTTGCTTGTCCTGCAGCAATAGCCGTCACAAGACCGCTTTCGTCCACCGATGCAATAGAGTTATCAGATGATGAATAGCTAACGTCTTGCGGTGCTTCTGATGGCTCCACAACTGAATTTAATTGTCGTTCGTCCCCTACTTCAAGATTATTAGTCTTAAGACTAATCGTAACTCCCGCAATCTCGGTTACGGGTGGATTAGGGTGTATCTTCTCCTTCATCTTCTTCATCAAAGTTAATGTCTAAATCATAAAGTAATGCCGTCTTGTTGTCTTTTGGTTTACCGTTAGCAAATTGTTTAATTGTATAAAGCATTGCATCTTCGATAGCTAAAGTTTGATCAAATTTGTTTGTTTTATAACCCCCAGCAACTGCTGCAATGTATTCGCCTTTTACGAAAAACAATGCCTTTTCGACTGGAATTTCTTCTGATTCCACAACTTGAATATTGTACGGTAAAGCAGTAACCCATTGACCGTTAGCTGTTTGGATTGTGTTACGCGCTTGAACACTGATTGCATCAATCGGATTCACAAGCATTACGACTTTATTCAATACCTTACGTGACTTTCCTTTATCGTCTGTAGATAGATTTTTAATGACATCATGCAACTCACCCGCTACAATTCTGCCAAACTTAGATGGTGCGAAAGTTAATGTTCCGATAGACTCTTTATCTTCTACGCCCCCATTTTCTTTTACGTTCTTCATTAACCCGACAGGTTCGCTGTGTGAAGAACCGCGACCATTTACAAGTCCGTATTCAAGCCCTACTGAATATGATTCAACTAAAAGATTACGAACATATCGCTCAACCCACTCTGGACCTAACTCAAGCATGTCTTTAGGGATTACTGCAAATGCTGTTAGTTTAAGTTGTCCAATTTGTTCTTCACTAAATGCAGCTGATACTTGACCTTTAATTTCGCCGAATAAGTTGCCCCATGCGTATGCTTTAGTTGGATCGCTGTAAATATAACGTGTGACTGCCCCTAAATCTTCAAGCCCAATCACATCAAGTAATTCATGTTCAGCAACTAAATCATCAAAAATACGCTCTTGTGTAGTAACTGGTAAAATTGAATCTTCGTCAAATCCACCAAATTCAATTGCGTCATTAAAGAATTTACGCTCTTTAGATGTAAGTACGTTTTGTCCACGAGTTGCAAGGATTTGCGCGTCATGTACTTCATCACGGGCTTCTTGAGTAATTTTATCCGTTAGATCCTCTTGTAATGCCGTAAACATTTCATCAAAAGAATTCTCTAGTTGTTCTTGTGTAGAATCCTCTGCTTTCATAAGATCCATATAAGCCTTCTTTTTTTCTGCAAAGTTTTCCATAGTTTTTTTAGATTTAATAAACATAAATCGTTACCTCCATTTTTTAAGTAAATTAAAAGAACCTTTTTCGTTTTCCACACTTGATGGAGTGGAAGCAGGAACAGGCTCTTTTGGTGTTTTATTATTTGGTTGTAAAATACCATTTAATTCATTCAAGATTGTTTGACGTTCTTCGTTGGTTTTAGCAATGTTTGTTGGTTGTGGATCATCATCAATGCCTTCCGCCTTATCAGCAAATCCAAATTCAACTGCTGACTTAGCACTAAACCAAGTTTCAGCATCAACTTTTTTCCGTACTTCTTCACGCGCAACTTTTGCTTTTGTCATATAGATGTCAATAATGCCATCTTCTAGCTGCTCCAGTACTTCGGCTTCTTTTCTCATGTCTGTTTTAGATCCCCAAACAATTGTAGAAGCTTCATGAATCATTAACATTGCACCAAGTTCCAAAATCAACTCATCAGCAGCCATTGCAATAATAGATGCAGCAGAACATGCCCAACCGTCTACGTGGATTGTTACGTTTCCTTTGTGACGTTTTAAGCGGTTAAAGATTGAAATCCCATCAAATGCATCTCCACCAGGGCTATTTAAGTTAATGATTACATCGTTTTCCCCAGCTTCGTTAAGCGCATTGTCAATGTCAGTTGCCGAAAATGAATCAGAAAACCAAGAATCTCCGATAACACCATAAATAGTGATGTTTGTTGTTTTCTGCTCTTCATCATGAACGACATTAAATTTTTGCGGAATTTCTTTTAATTGCTCAATATAGTTTTGATTTTTAAACATCTTGAAAAACATTTCTTTGTTCAATCATCTTCACCTCCTTTTAAGGCTTCATCACTAGTTGTGTAGTTTTTCGTAATAAAGTATTTCTTGTGAATTTCTTCATCAGTCGTTTCATATCCAGTTTCGGAACGAATCTCATTTCCATTGAATGCACCACTCGAAATTAATTTGTCAATAGCTGTCGCCAAATCGAAAATATCACGGTATGACGGTTTTCTGATTTCAATGCACTTTCCAGCAAGGTTTTCTTGCTTAGTAAAAAACTTAACATCTGCTTCATCTTTTATTTTTTTAAGCAAAGGTGAAACAGTGAAAAACATATAGTTTTTAGTTTGTTTATCAACGTCAGCCATGTCACCTTTTATCAAGGACAATGGAATACCAATCGCCATTGCTACTTGATCTAAGAAGCCATCTGTTACTTTATTAATCTCGTCAACCGACTGCCCAGCAATACCATTTCCCGACTGCTCCTTATATTCAAATCCTGGTTGTTGTGGAATGATGGCAACGTCTTTCGTTTCAACAGCTTTATACATGTTATTGATAAACTCTTGTAATTTAGCTTGATGTTCCTTACTCTTTGCGTTTAACATATCCATGTCTACAGTTGCACGTATCTGATTCTTACGTTTTTGACCGTTTAAAATCATGGAGAATAAGTCCCCATAATCGACAAAAAGACTATCCAATAAATGTGATAGCCGTTCGTTTCCATATTTAAGGTGAATTACTTCGGATTGCTTAAATGTTTCTTTAAACTCGTAACCTCTTACTACTACATTTGAAAACAAATCTTCATAGACTGCGTATTTCTTTTGCACGAAGTCATCTGCAATAAGCAAATCTCCATCATCTGATTGGATTACTAACACTTCATTGTCATATACGAGTTTTGAAATAAATTTCTGCCAAAAAGTGCTTGCCGTCATGTTTTTGTTTGGACGCGTATTTAAAAGATAATAAAGGTCATTCTTTAAGTATTCTTTTTTGTTTTTTATTCTAAACTCGGATTGACTAATAGTACGTGCAAGAAATGAAATACATGTTTCGATTGCAAGCCGCTTCATGTGGACCCGAGTGGATTTCTGCTCGAATAATTCCATGAATTCTAAATCAAACATGAAACCTAATTCGCTATTTCTTTTAAAAACTTTATTTAAAAATCCCAACATCTCACCGCCTTTCAATTCTCATTAAATCAGTTGTGTTCGTCATTGAAAAAGCTCGCGCTTGTGGTTTGCTTAACAATGCTTTCTACATAACACATATTGAAGTAGCCGACAATTTCTTTTCCGTTCATAAATAAAGCTTGACTACCAAACTTACCTAACTCAATTCTTTCTGCGGCTACTGAAATCATTTTATTACTTTCTAACATTGCCACTAAATATATATTAGTAGGCTTCATATCCACGTCTCCTTTAAAAACTAATATCCCCAAGCATAAAGTCCATTTCTTCATCT